GCGGCCCTATGTCGCCCTGCGGTCCCGTTGGACCTTGTATGCCTTGCTCGCCCTGCGGCCCGATATGGCCCGTTGGTCCGGTCACACCGGTCGGTCCGGTGGGGCCAATAGGTCCAGTAGGGCCTGCCGGCCCCGGAGCCAATCCCGCAATCTGCGAGGTTGTTACTCGTACAGATGTTCCGCTCTGAACAGCTTCAAGCTGCTCGGATCCCGACAAAGATACTGCCGCGGGTAGATTGGGTATCTGTACGTTGGCCATCTATCACACCGAAGTTATCGTTTCCCACGCACTGCCGTTGTAAACGCACAGTTTGCCGAGAGTTGTATCAAACACAAGAGCGCCGCGGCTCACAGACAGCGCATCTTTCTGCGCGGTTGTTACCGTCGGCGCGGAGCTGATTGTGGCCGCCAAGTTGGCAATCTGCTGCGAAGTTATCCGCACCGAAGTTCCAGCCTGAACAGCCTCAAGCTGCTCTTCGCCGTTCAAGCTAATGCCAACAGGCAGATTGGGTATCTGGACATTACTAGCGTATCTAGGCATTACAGCGGCCCCGTCTTCGGAACTTCATTAAACCCATACGGCAAGCCCGGATCGTCGTTGCCGGGGGCATTGGCATCCGTGCCCGGCTGCTGGTTTGTTCCACCCGGCGCTTCGCCAGTCTGCTGTGTGACGCGGGTCTTATCGGCTACATCCGTGTCGATTGTCGTTACGCGAGTGTCACCCTGCGGCACAGGGATGCCTGTCTGAGTGTCCTGCGTATTATACCCGGAAACCTGACGCCGATCTATGCTGTCCCATGCGTAGGGCTCAACACGCGGATTGAGGATCGGCACAGGATCCGGCGGCACAACAATCGCCCGCAACTGCGGCTGCGGCTCGTCATAACAGCTATTGCAGACAAGAAGTCGTGTATTCTGGATCGTCGCCCCTCGCCAATCAAACTGCCAGCGAAGATCGACGTGATTATAGCGAAAGGCGCAGCGGTCACATATCGCATGCGCCTGCGGATTTGTCGCGGATGTTCTGGCTCTGCCGGATCTGGAGGCGTATCCCATTTACCCCTCCTATCTGTAATATCCGGAAATCAACGGAGAGATGTACTGCTGCGCCTGCTCAACGTTCTGAAGTGCCGCAATGTCGTAACTCTCATCAGCCATAGCCTTCAGGCCCGGAAACATCTGCGGAGCCCATTGCTGCGCAAGGCGCGAGGCGAGGCCATACGCGAACGCTTCAAGCCACAGGTAGGGTATTTCCACCTGCTGTCCGCCGGTCATGTTGGCGTCCTGAAGCTGTCGCACGCGGTAATATTCCAACGTCTGTGGGCCGTTGTCAGTGTTTGGGACGGGCCACAGCGTGATCGTCGGAGAGACAAGGCGGTCAAACCAGTAAACCGTCGGGTATCCCTGCTGCTCCTTGTTCGGGTAGCTGGCGTATTCTGTGCGGCTCACCGGCATGATGATGCGGTCGATATTTGCCCCGCTGTCGTCGTTCCGGACGTATGCGTCCAAGATCATGACAGTGTTTGCGTCTACGTTATAGACCGACTGATCAGTCACCAGAGGCGTCGATACAAGATCCACAGCCCACAGGTTTACGCCCTGATTGGCCCAGCGAGCGAGCATCAGGTTTGTGCCCATGCGGGCACTTTCCATATGCTCCTGCAGAATTGACGTGTTACGCAGCCCGCAAAGGTTAAACGCATACAGCGTCAATTCACCCAGTGATGGGTTGAAAGTGTAGGTGCCGCTTGTAGCCATCAGGTAAACCCCTAGATTGGGCCAGCCTGCACAACATTCAGTTCAACTGTACCTGTCTGTGCTGGAGCCATGTAAATAGATATAGCACGGCAAGGAATAGTAAAACCAGCAGACGAATTGGTCGAGACGCCCGAAAGACCTGTGACGCTGAACCAAGTTGCCGATGCGGCGCTGTATCCTTCAGCATCTGGATCATCCAGAGAATACTGAATGCTGAATGTCGGAGTTCCAGCCGTTATTTTTGCGGCGAGGCCAATGTTGAAGGCGGGCTGAAAGTCGTCCACTACGATAATGGCGCTGCGGCCTGCGTCGGTTAGGCTGATTGTCCTGTACTGCATCTCATCTACCTCTTAGCGCCGGTTCTGGCGGCAGCAACATTGTCTACAAGATTGGGATATGGCCTGCCAGCGGCGCGGGCTTTAGCCTTGGCAGACTGAACCTGCTTACGGCTCAAGTTCTTTTCCTTGGCGTCCTTCGGGGCGTCTTTTTCCCAAAAAGGTTTGTCGGCCATGTCAGCAGTCCCACTTCCTGAGCGACTTGTTGATACGGCTGTTCGGGTCCGCAGCCTTTGCAGAACCAGTCAGCTTTCGCTTCATGCCAGTCATTCTAGCACAGAAGCTGTCCTTGCGCGAGCCGCCTTCCGGCTGTGGACGCTTAATGTCGTGACCCTGCGCCTTCAACGAGGCGCGGCCCTTTTCGTTCAACCCACCTTCGGGGTTCTTGCCTTCTTTCCTAGTCCACGCACCGGGCATATTACTCTCCAAAGAAAAGACGGGGGGCGCAAAGACCCCCCGTTACATTACTGACCAGTGGGAGGGGAGCGAGATCAGTAATGACTTGCGCTGCCACGCGGAGAACCGCCGTGAGCAGAAGAGAAAACACCGCCGCCAGACTTGCGGGGCTTGCGACCAGCGTGCGCTGCAGACATTACGCCTTCAGCCTTCATGCCGACCTTGCCGCCCTTCTTGAAGCCGTCTTTGGTGCTCATAGCAGTGTCCATGACGACCTTCTTGCCGACCTTGGAACGCTCGGGGGAAATACGCTTACCTTTCATGGGAACCTCCTATTGGTCCGATTAGATGTTGCCGATAGCCTGAATATACTGAACAGTCAGCCAGCCAACACCGTCGCCAGTGTTGGTCGAAGTGATGGTGACCTTTACATCAGTGTCGCCAACATCCGCCCAGTTACCAACCCTAGTAAGATCGGTTCCGGGAGCAGCAGCGACAATGCCGACGGTTCCACCATCAACAGCATCAGCAGCAGTAAACTTCGTAGCGGAAGCCGTTGTGCCAACGCCGAAAGTGCTGGCAACGCCGTTCCACGCAGTGAAGACATTCAGATCAATCGAAAGGATCTGGCTTCCTGCTGGGATTACGATGGTGGTGGTAGAGCTGGCCTGCGAAACCGGGGCAGTCTGCGCCATGACGACATAGCCGACGTTGGCGATGTCGGTGCCAACAGTGGACCCAGAAGTATTGAGGATGTCACCAGCCTTAATAGGGCCAGTGAAAGTAGTCGTTCCCATAGGAACCTCCTGCACGATACGATCACACAGTCTGTGCAGCGTCCGCTAGGCCGGTCTGCGTGATCTATGACACCTAGAATAAAGAGGCGGGACCGAAGCCCCGCCCCGTTGACCGATTAGGTCGGGATCGCGCCGTAGATGGCACGCCAGTTGTAGTAGCCGAACGAGTAACGCTCGTAGCCCTTCACTAGCAAATTGTCTGTAGTGAAGTCGACTTGCATATCTGTTTCAAACTTGATGCGCTCCATGTAGGAGAGACCATCAATGTTCGTCAGCAGGAACCATGCGCGGGCGTTGGTCAGATAGTCGTTGACCATATAACCTTCCGGCAGACCACCTGCGGTCGACATGATCGCGTTGACGTCGTTGTCGGCAGTACCCGGACGCAGCTCCGTCTTCGTAAGGCGGATTGCAACCGGCTCAAGAGCCGGCGGGACAACCAGACGACGACCACGAGCGAACACCTTCAGACCGGCCTGATCGCGGAAGTTAGTACGAATGGCAATCATGCCGTTCAGCAGCGTAGCTTCGTTCAGGTCGTTGGTGGTGTAGTTCGACACCGAACCACCATCAATCGGGTGATCTGCAGCAACCAGAGCCTTGCCGTCACCGCCGATAGACGCATTGTACGTCGTGGAGGTGTTCAGCACGTTTGCGCCGTAGATTTCCTTGGTCTGCTGGAAGGACTCCATCAGGCCGAGGTTCGACGGAGCGAACTGGCTCTTGTACAGGTTGTCGTCAATGGCCTTGCGAGTGATCGCGTAGCCCAGACCGATCTCGACGTGCTCCTGATTGTAGATGAAACGCTCGCCAGCGCCGTTATCAAACGACGTCTGACCGCCTTCAGTCTTCAACTGAGCGTAGCCAAGGAAGCGCATTTCAGCGGTGCGTTCCAGAGCCATCTTCGAGTCGTGCTTCGTGAAGATCTTGTCGTACTGCGACGGGATCTGCTCGTACTTGCCTTCAATGCCACGGAGACCGGGCAGGAGAAGGTCTTTAATGGAACTGAGATTTACAGCCATTGGTCCTTACTCCTTTTAGCCGACACTAAGCAGTTGCTTAGTAGAGACGTTGTTGAAGGCAACAACAACACGATTGTACGCGCCAGCCTCGGTTCCCGGAGCGCCCGGAGGAGCCGTGACGAGGTCAACGATACGGAAAGGCAGCGTGTTGGTCGTGGCTTTGGTGCTCATGTCGATATAAGCGCCAGAGAGGCCGTTAGCCGCCGTGCCAGTGCCGATTGCAAAACCAACGTTGCTGTTGATGTCGCCAAAGGCAGCGCCGGTTGCGTCGGTCTGGACGATGAACTTGGCGTTCGGATCGTTTACGACGTAAGCGGTGACGTCCGCGGAGGCGTCGGAACCCGGCCAGTAGTTCGACCAGACGGTACGCTTCTGCGAGGTGGACAGGTACTGGCAGCCGACAAAAATGCCTGCAACCTGCACAGAGTTCGACGAAGCCTGTGCGATGTAACCGGTATTCAGCGGAACGACGGGGTCGCCGCTGAACACAGCGGTCGTGTCGTCCTTGTCAATGACCATCGACACCTGCTCGAAAGTGGGAGCAGAGCCGGTGCCACTGGCTTGGCTAAAACCGAAGGGCGTATTGCTATTCGCCATTACGGTATCTCCTATTGAAGGATTGCCTCGATCATCGCGCACCGGGGCGACTAGCGGCTATTTTCAAGATTAACTCTCCACACCGGGGGAGAGCGGGTCATAGACCTTGTTAACAAGATATTGGTTAATAACGCAAAAGTAAAGGGCCGCGCATTTGCGGCCCTTTTTGTTGTAATTCCAAAGACTTACAGGTCTTCTGGAATTGGCATGTCAAAGCTCTTTTTGATTTTTGGAGCAACACGCGGATCATCTCGCGACAGCGTGCCTTCCGGCGTCCCTGCGAGCTGGGCCTCTTTGACCCGCACCTGCTGGCGTGCGCGGCGCAATTCAATGGACCTGATCTCTTCGGAAATCTCCGTCGGACGCTCCATCAGCACCATGCCCTTGCGCTCGATAGTGTTGCCGGCCCAGCCCTTCGGCATCATCGCCATGTGATCCCTGTCGCGGTCGAGCGGCACTGCCTCCCAGCCTTCGCGGGCGAGCTGCGTGATGTAGGCAGGATCCTCTTCGTTCCACACCTTGTGGCGCTTCCACTCGTAGGTCCAACCATCCGGCACCAGACTGGCGGGGACATAAAACTCGTCCGTCCCCTCATCCAGATCACCCAGATGCTGCTTTAGTTCTGCGGCACGGGCCGCTGCGCGGGCGCGGGGGTCCATGTCCTTTGCCGCCGGACGAGCCGGTTCTTCACGCTCTGCTACGGGTGCTGATGCCGCCCGCTGCTCTTCGATTGCTTTCTGATACTTACTAACCATAACCCTCTCCTCAGTTCAGGCGACCTTCTTTGCGAAGCAACATTTTGTTCTTCGCGTACTCTTGTTCTGTCATGCCGAGGTCTCTGGCCGTCTCGGCCTCCTCCCGGCTCAGACGCACGACATTGGGCCGAGACCCGCCGCCGCTGCCAGACCGGCTGACAGGCGCTGCAGGGGGCGCAGAACGCCTCTGCGTGGGCTTTGCCGCTGCCGACATTGGCTCGTCATCGTCTTCTTGGACAGTAACGCGCTTGCCGAGACCCATTGTGTCTTCGATCTTGTGGAAATAGTCGTCCGTGTCGGGCGAATAGCCGTCGGCGACCGCCAGATTGTGTGCGGCGACCATTTTCTGAAAGAGACGCGGATCTGTTGCGCACTGCGGGTTCTTACGCACCCATTCGGCGCTTCGCGGCGACAACTGCGACGCGAGACTTTCGACCGGATCCATGGGCGGCGGCTCATACTGCTGCCGGGGAGCGTTTTCCATGGCCTGCCGTCCGCGTTCCAGCTCCATAAGCCGGTTTGCATTGACAGACATGCCCTCCTGTATCTCGGCGGCCTTCTCGTAGTCGCCGACGGCCATCGCTTCGCTGTAGCCGTGTCGCAGGATTTCGCTGTTTCGCTTTACAGTCTCAATCGCATTGACAACCAAGTGGTAGTTGGTGTCCTGCGTTTCGTTTGCTGCGTTTACAGCGTACTGCTGGGCAATTCTGGCCTGCTTTTCCGCCTCAAATCGAGCCTGACGCTCGGCCTCAAGGCGGCTTTTAAGCTCCTGAATGCCTTCGTCAGGGGCAATTATGTCGCTTTCGTCGTCATCTTTAACAACTTCAACGTCATCCTTGCTTGATCGTGCTACTTTTTCGTCCTTTTTGTCGGCGACGACCTCCAACGGAGCGTCTTTTTCGTCGTCCAACGGCACGTCGACGTGTTCATCTCTATCAGCCATCTATTTTCTCCCTCACCAGACCTGATCTGGGTGCGCAATGCGCCCGCGGAACGAAATATCGTCCAAAATTCGGCACAAAACCCCATTAATGGTGATGTTCCAGCCGTCAGACGGACGGAAAAACAGCCAATCGCCGACGTTTATCTCTTTCCCGTCGAACCATTTGCCGTCACTCTCTTCAAAGGCGCTGTGCCCCTTGGCCAAAACAAGGCCGACCTTCGACTGAAAGCGGTCTTCCTTGGTATCAAGCAGGATGCCGCCGCGTGTTTTCTCCGGGCGGATGTAGACGCCAACCAAAACCTGCGTGTTGAACATCTCGATTTTGCTTATGTCGCCAATTTCCCTGCGCAAGGCGTCTGCGGGATCGGCTTCATGAAGCATTGCTATCTTCGACATACTCTTCCTCTCTTATCCGGTACGCTCTTTCTGCTCACACACGCGGTTCGCCTCGTCGCACAACTCCAGAGCGAGCCTGAGACCGGCTACAACCCCAACTTGGTTACGGTATGCAGCGAAATCAACAGTACCGTTGCCAAGCGCAAGGTTCTCCTTGCGGGCTTCAACGGCCTCTTGGATGAGCTTTTTAAGCTCGTGCTCAAAGAAGGACTGGTATGTAAGCAAAGAGAGCCCCCTCTTTACGCCCCCTCGGTAGAGTGAGACGGCCAGCGCGAGAGGGCGAACGCTGACCGTCTCTTGTCTGCCGGAGAGCCATGTCCTCGCTCTCCGGACAAACGCCTTACCGCTTTGCCTTCTGCAGTGCGGTCTTCTGTAGACGTCCTTCACCCGAACCAGCGCCCGCGGTCAAATCAGCGGCGGACTTAACCACAGTCCGACCGCCGCGCTTGCGGCCCATCGCGCCCATCAGGCCCGGCGGGAGGCCGGCTCCCGGAGGCGGAGGCGGCGGAGCACCAGCGCCCGGAGGCATGCCCATGCCCGGCGGAAGCCCTGCGCCAGCGCCCGGAGGAGGCATGACTGGCGACGGCTGACCGCCCGGCTGGCCCGGAGGCGGCTGCATGTCAGTGCCCTGCGGCGGCGCAGTGTTGATGATGACGTTGACGTTGGTCTTACCCTTCTTGGTGCGACCGCCAGACTTCCTCATCATTGCGCCGGGGTTCTGCATGCCGCGGAGCGGGCCGGCAGGGTTCTGCAGGGCACGCATGATCGCTGCAACGTCCTGCTGTCCGCCCATGCTCGGCGTGGCCGGCATTGCGCCACCCATGCCAAGGCCACCACCGTAGAACTTGCCGGGGCGCTCTGCCTTGCCGCCCTTCTTCAGGCCCTTCATGCTCTCCTGCTCGTCGTGCTTCTTGTCCATGTCGGATGCTTCCCAATCCTTCATCGACATCTTGTGCTTTTTGGCGAGCTTCTTGTCCTGCGCCTCGTCCTTCTTGGAGCCTTCAAACTTCTCGGCCTTGCCGCCCTTCTTGTACGAGGTTGGGTCGCCCTGAGCGCCAGCGCCAAACTTGAGCATCGTGGGGCTGACGATGTTGAAGCGTGGGTCGCCCATCTGGCCGCCCATCTGCTTCTTACTGCGTCCACCCTTCTTCATGCCGGTCTGGGCGCTCTCCAGCTCCTGCCGATACTCGCGAGACGTCGTCTCGTTCAGCACGTCAGGGCCGACAGTGGTCGACTGCGACGGCGTAACGCTCTCGCTGCGAGTCACCTTTGCCTTCGGAGCGGCGGCAGCCGCGGCAGCGGCGTCCATGGCGGCGCGGTCTTTGGCGCTGTGATTGATGCCAGCGCCCTGCGGGTCGCGCTCAGACTTCGGGCCGAGGCCGACCTTCTCCTTCACGCGCTCCATGGCACTGGATCCGCCGACCTGCTTCGCCGTGCGGCCACCCTTCTTCATGCCGCCAACGTGCTTGATGCCTTCGCGGCTCTCGTTGGCTTCCTTTTTGTTACTGTTGGCAGTAGCGACGGCGAAGTCCTTGGCTTCCTTCTTTTCCTCGTTGACGAGGCGGCCACCAGCCTTGCGGGCCTTGCGGCCAGCGTGCTTGACGCCTTCCGCGCCCTTAGCCTTCAGGCCGGACTTCTTGACAGCCGGATCCTTCGACAGGGGTCGCATGCCGGTCTTCACGCCAGCGTTCAGCGGGCTGGCTGGCGACCAGTTCTGGCTGCCGGGGTTTTCGTCGCCGCCGCCGGCCATGCGCCGGGCTTTGGACTTGAGGGCCTCTCGTGCCTTCTTTGCAATATCATACATCGCGTGTTTCTCCTTGGAGTGTTGCCGGGCGTCCCCGGTCGCTGCCTAATCCTTGCTTGGCTCCGGCAGCGGGGAACCAATTTCTGAAGAACCTTGATCCGGCAAAAGCAATGAACCTGTGCCCAATGCTGCTGGCAAAAGACTGCGGATCGTCAGCATATCATATACCGGATGCTCTTTACCTTTTGAGTATATCCTTCCAACCTCGTTGCCGGGGTACACATTGCCTTGCGTTGTTGGTTTAAGCCGTGGCTCGCTTTTCTGATTGGGATATTTTTCAAGATCAACGCCTTTAGGAAAATCTGCTCCAAGGGCGAAGTAGTGTTTTTGTCTATTTTCTGCGCTAACTAGGGTGGACACGTTCTCATATCCCTTCGGAACGTCTATCCACTTCCATCCGGTACTTTTCCTGTAAAGATTTGTTTTTGTTTGTGTGCTCCCCTTACCGGGAGAACCCGTAACTTCTGCCTGAACCGGATCCACTATAAATATAGG